GGCGCTGTTACCGTTCCAGGGCTACATGGCCGATCTGGACGCGAAGGCGCAAGTGCCCTACGCGGCAGCGATGCGCGCGTTCTTGCGGAAGGGCGACCGCGAGCTGCCGGACACGCTGCGCAAGGCGTTGCAAGCGGGCACGGCCCCGGCGGGCGGCTACCTGGTGCAGGACGTGTTCCTGAATCTGCTGATCGTGAAGGAGCGCGAGGCCAGTGCGATGCGGCGCATCTCCAATGTGCTGCCTCCGGTCCCCAGCGGCAGCGTGATCACGCCGGCTGAGGAGAATCTATTCAGCGACGCGACGTGGACCACGGAGATCGGCACAGGGGCGGCGGATGTGGTGCAGCCGTTTGGTGCGCGCCGGCTGACGCCGCACGCGCTGGCGAAGCGGGTGCTGTGCTCCAACACGCTGCTGCGCCTGCCCACGTTTGATGTGGAGGGTTACATTCGCGACCGGATGGCGTACAAGTTCATGGTCCCGGAAGAGGCAGCGTTCATCAACGGCGACGGCAACAGCAAGCCGCTGGGCATTCTGAACACGGCGGGGCTGCCGCTGTGGACGGGGGCAGCTTCTAACGTGCTTACCGGGGACGACATCATCAATTGGGTGTACGCGCTCCCGGCGTCCTACGCGCCCCAGGCGCGCATCTTGAGCAACCGGGCGTTCATCCGCAAAATTCGCACGATGAAGGCGGGCACGGGGGATTATCTGTGGCAGCCGGGCTTGCAGATGGGGATGCCGAACCGCATCCTCGACACGCCCTATGAACTGAGCGATCAGTTCGACGACGGCCTGGACGCCAACGACGTGTGGGAAGACAACGCGGTTGTGGCAGTCATCGGGGATTTCAGCTACTACTGGATCGTGGACGCGCTGCAAATGAGCATCCAACGCCTGGTAGAGCTGTACGCGGAGACAAATCAGACCGGCTTCATCGGGCGCAAGGAAACCGATGGTATGGCGGTTCTGGCTGAGGCGTTCTACGGCCTCAAGATCAAGGCATAAGGGGGTGATCCTATGTTGAAGAGTATCTATCACGACACGCTGCTGGCCGTCGAGGAACTCAAGGCCGATGCGGACAACGAGACGCTGACTGGCACGGGCGTTGATATGCAGGGATTTGAAGGCGTTGCCTTCATTCTGGTAGCTGGAGCTGGCGAGGTGGCAAGCTGGAGCATCAAGGCGCAGCAGGATGATGACAGCGCCTTTGGCACGGCTGCCGATCTCGAGGGTACGGCTACCACAGTGGCGACGGCAGTGGCGACCGACGCAATCGGCGTGCTGGACATCTACCAGCCGCAGGAGCGGTACGTGCGCCCCGTGGTAACGGTGCCGAATATCACTGCGGTGCCGGCGGCGGTTATCAGCGTGCGCTATGGCGCTAAGGTGATGCCGCAGACGAACACGGGCGAGTTCCACCAGTCGCCGGACGAGGGGACGGCGTAATAGAATCGCCAGAGGACTGGCGTGGAATGTGAAAGGGGGAAGGCTGGCGGCGCACGTAGAACACTCTACTGCCAGTCTTCCCTTTACCTGATTGTTTCCGAGTACTGCCATTAGCGGAAGCTCGGTTTAGTAGATGGTGCGCCAGAGTACCGGCGTAGATAGGGGGGGATAGATGAGCTTGGTGACGGTGGCCGAGGTCAGGGCGATGGTGACGACGGGGATACTGGACACGCCGTTGCAGGCGATCATCGACCGTGAAGAGGCGATCATGGTGCAGCGCTGCGGGGCGCATTACGCAGACACGAGCACGCGTATTACAGAGACGGTACGGGGTGGGTATCCGCTGCTGCATGTCGCACAGAAGATCACGAGCGTGTACCGAGTGACGGAAGACGGGACGGTGCTCAGCCAGACGGACGAGGATTTCCGCGTGTGGGAGTTGGAGGGGATGCTGGAACGCCTGCCCGCCGGATCGGTCTGGGGATCGGTCGTGGCAGTGATCTATGTGCCTTACAATGACAATGAGCGCCGTAAGGCGGTGCTGATCGAGCTGGTACGATTGGCGCTGGACCGAATGGCGATGCAGAGTGAAAACGTAGCCGGAGAGTACAGTTTCACTGCGCCGGATTGGGAATACGAACGCGCGCGGCTATTCCGGCAATTGAATTTCAGAGCAATCTAAACGATTCACACGGAGGGATAAGAGCTATGGCAGATGTGACCTTGACGGTGTACGATGCGGCCCGCGCAGGATTGGACTTGACGGGCAACAAGACCACGATCGTGACGGCCAACGACTACTATTTCCACAACAATGGGAAAACGTTGTTGCACGTGGCAAACGCGACCGGCAGCACGGTGACGGTGACGATAGTAACGCCCAACACTGTGGACGGGCTGGCCATAACAGACCGAACGGCAACGTTGGCGACGGCAAAGCAAGGCGTTTTCGGGCCGTTCCCACCGGGCATTTACAACGATTCCGACGCCCTGGTGCATGTGACATTCGATCAAACCGTGGACGTGACCGCGTTCAGGTTGTAGGAGGCCGGTATGGCGTTATTGTCTGTAAACGAGATCACGCGAGACGGGGTATTGTACGCGGTTGTGGCGGCGGCAGCTGGCGGCGATGCGTTCAGCAATGACGGGCGCACGCTCCTGGCCGTCTATAACGCGCATGTGAGCGACGACAGGACGGTGAGCATCGATATTCAGAAGGACGTCGATGAACAGGATCCGCCCAGCCGCACAGTCACAGTCGGGGCCGGGGAGACATACCTGATCGGCCCTTTCCCCACGGGCATCTACAACGACGCGAATGGGCGCGTGCAATTGACGTATTCTGACAGCGCGGCGGATACGTATGTGGGCGCGTTTAGGCTATAGATTCGTCACTCGCAGACGCGCCAGCGGACTGGCGTTCGGAATGACGGGGGAAGGGTATGACTGTTGAAACGCACATGATTCATCGTTGTTCGATCTACCGGCGCAAGCTGACGGTGGACGTGTACCGCAATGATGAGGTGACGTGGGAATGCGTGGAGACGGACGTAGCGTGCCGGTTGGTGATCAAGACGCAGCGTCAATACGTAAGCCAGTTGGCACAGTTTGTCGTAGTGACGACGTACACGCTGCTCCTACGGCACGACGCCGACATCCAGGAGGGTGACCGGATTGCCGACCTGGTGTACGAGGACCAGAGCGAGGTGGACGAGCCGTTCTTCGTGGCGGCGATCTTGCCGCGAAGGGCGAAGTCGCTGCGGCATATCAGCGTGGCGTTGGAGCGAGTATCGTGAGCAAAAGCTACGTGAACTGGAAGGGCGGCCTGGCAGAGGGGCAGATCGAGCAGGCGCTGAGCGCGGCATTGGTGGAGGTTGGCCAACGCATTGAAGGCGAGGCTAAAAAGCAGCTATATCCGGGTCACGGGAAAGTCACAGGCACACTCCAACGCAGCATCCACGCAGCCAGCGCGGATTACAGCTTCCGAAACGACCATATCAAACCGGGGACCGGGTCCCCAGAGCGTGGGGGGGGCGCGCCGATTCCGCGTAGAAGCGGCAACCGGCTGGTCATAGCTGTTGGCACGGGGATGGAGTACGCGATGATGGTTCATCTGCGCTATGGGTATTTGAGAGTGGCGTTTAACAAGGTACAACCGCGCGTGCTTGAAATTGTGCGCCAGTATATCGCGAGGTATAAAGCATGATCGATCCCATTGAGGCGTTGGTGGCAACGCTGGCACGCGACGCAGACATCAATGCGCTGGTGGGTGGGCAGATCGCTGAGCGGCATAAGTTCGGCGATGGATGGACGATCCCTTCGGCGGCAATCCAGGTACAGCTAGACGGTGGTGAGCAGGATTGGTATTGCGGCACACAGCGCCCGCGCATCGAGGTGCGGTGCTACGGCGCGACCAGGCCGGAGGCGATGCGCGTCTACGGGGCGCTGGTGGCCTTCTCCAGGGCGACGCACCGGGAGGTCGTGGAGACCTCACAGGGCAAGGCGTTGCTGTATTGGTTCCTGATGGACAGCGGCCCCTCGCTGTTGCTGGAAGAGGACACAGGGATCGACTTCGTGCTGGTATATGCGAAGATGGCAACAGCAGAGCGCGCCGTGTGAGCGGAAAAAACTTCCGAGTAGTTGCATTAGCGGAAGGTAAGTCAGAGTTATTTTAGGAGAGGATTATGGCGCATAGCGAACCATTCGAGCAGCTAACGGGGACGCTGACGGTGTATATCGCCGCAGTGGGGACGACGATCCCCGATGTGGATGAAACGCCCGGTGCGGATTGGACGGAGATCGGCTGCACCGACGGCGAGCAGAGCGTGCAAAACGCCGGGGCGTTGGAGTATTTCTACGACAACTGCCATCAGGGGCCGGTGAAGGCGGTCAGGCCGGAAGAGGATGTGATTGTCGTCTTCACGTTGGTAGGCCTGACGTTGGAGAACTACGCGAGCGTAATCAGCGACGTGGCTAATGTGACGACGAACACGACCCCTAATCCAGACGAAAGATCGCTCCCGTTGAAGCGGGGGTTTGTGCCTGGCCCATACGCGCTGTTGTTCAGGGGCGAAGCGCTCAGCCCCTACGGCGCGCTGCCAGGGATGTACGTAATCCCCCGCGGCGTCTTCGACGGGGAACCGCAGCCGACCTTTGCGAAGGACGGGCGGGTCGGGTTGGAGATCGAGTTTCGGGCGCTGGAGGACACAACTCAGGCGACCGGCGACGAATTGGGGTGGCTGGTCGTAGAGTACGAAGCCGCAGAGGCAGAAGCGGAATGTGTCCCGGCGATAGATGTAGAGATTACCTGGGACGAGGTCGGCCCCACCGTGGGGGTGCCCGAAGAGTTCACCGCGGTCATCACTCCGGTAGATGCTACCGATCCGGTCATTGTGTGGGACCCGGAGCCGGACAGCGGGCAGGGCACGACCGTGGCAACATACACATTCCTGGTCGCGGAGTCTCTCGATTTGAATGTTACCGTGACCACATGTGGGACATGGGTAGACATGACAATCGGTCTAAATGTAGAAGCGGGATCATAGTTAAGGAGGAAGATAATGGCACATTCAGAACCATTCGAGCAATTGACGGGGACGTTGACCGTGTACATCGCGCCGGTTGGTAGCTCCATCCCTGCCGTGACGGCCACGCCGACATCGCCGTGGGTGGAATTGGGCTGCACCGATGGCGAGCAGAGCTTGCAACATGCCGGAGCGTTGGAGTATTTCCGCGACAATTGCCACCAGGGGCCAGTGAAGGCGGTCAGGCCGGAAGAGGACGTGATCGTCGCCTTTACGTTGGTAGGCCTGACGTTGGAGAACTACGCGAGAGTGATCAGCGAGGTGGCCAACGTGGAAACAGACGCAGTCTCCGATCCAAACACGAAGACATTGCCGTTGAAGCGCGGATTCGTGCCGGAGGAGTACGCGCTGCTGTTTCAGGGCGAGGCGCTCAGCCCTTACGGAGCCTGGCCGGGGATGTACGTAATCCCCCGCGGGGTCTTCGACGGGGAACCGCAGCCGACCTTTGCGAAGGACGGGCGAGCCGGGTTGGAAGTGGAATTCCACGCGCTGGAGGACGATGATCAAGGCGATGAAGATGACGCGCTGGGTTGGCTGGTGGTGCAGTCTGCTGCGGCGGCATAACAGGATAAGGCCTTCCGGTTACAGGTATTAACGGAAGCTATTTCAGTGCATCAAAGGAGATGACAGTATGCCTAAGAATTTGAACTTTGCGGCCATGGTGCCGGAGCGCCACACGTTCACGGATACGGATGGCGCAGTGTACGAGATGCTGAGCCGGGCGGATTTCTCGGTGACGGCGATGGCGCGGGCGACGCGCTTTCAAAAGCAGTTCCCGACGTGGATCGACCGGTTGCAGAAAAGCCCGGACGATGTGAGGGCGGCCGAGGCGTTGGAGGCGGCGATCACGGAGATGGTGCAGATTATTATCCCCACGCTCCCGGCAGCGCGGCTGGAGTCGTTCACACTCGGCCAGAAGCAAATGGTCCTCGATTTCTGGAACGCGCGAATGGCCGAGGCAAATGAGGGGGAAGTGAAGGCGGGTCAGGCGTCATAGCGCGCCTGACCCGCTTTTATGGCGTCGATCCGCAACGGCTGCTGGAGCTGCCGGGGTGGATCGTCGAGGAGTTAATGGTTTTTCTGCCGGTCCTCCAGGCCGATGAGTTATACAACGCGGCGTTGGTAGCAATGTTGCCGCACATGAAGGACGGCGACCGGCGGCGCATTCTCAACAAGCTAACGCGCGGACGCACAGCGCGAGAGGAGCGACCACAGGTTGAGATTATCGAAGACAATCCACAGAAAGCGCGTGAGTATTTCGCGGCGCTGGGGGCGAAGGTGATGAGCCGTGGCTGACATTGTGTTACGCTGCGAGATTTGCAAACTTCCCTGGGCGAAGATACGCAACGGGGTGCTGATCGTAGAGAGCCGGCACCACGGCGCGGTACACGTGAATGTAATCGCGGTGAGTGAATTGGAGAAACTGGCGACACAAAACGCGCCGGCGTGGTTGGGAGAGGTGGAGACGAAGGAAGCAAGAAGTAGAGAGTAAGTCATAGATTCCTCGTCGCGGACGCGCCAGCGGACTGGCGTTGGAATGACGGGGGAATGAGTGCGTCGTTTTGTACGCCCTAATCTCTGTGCGCCGGCGATGTCGCCAGTGCGCCCGGATAAGGGCGTTTTTTTTATGGCAAACTTCAGCTTAGGTGAGGCAGTTCTCGGTACTGTGATGGACCTCGCCGGCCTGCGCAAGGGGATGGGGCAGGCCGAGGGCGAGTCACGCAGCCTGTGGAGCAAAATCGGCGGCATCGGGGAGAAGGCGCTCGGATTTTTCACCGGGAATGTGCTGACGAAGGCGTTCGATGGGTTAGTCGGCGCGGTGCAGAGCGTGGGCGATACGTTGCTCAACGAAGCGCCGCGCGTCGAGCAGCTGCGCACCTCATTCGACAACCTGGCTACCTCAGCCGGCTATAGCAGCGATGAGATGCTGTCGTCGTTGCGCGATGCGTCGAAGGGGATGATCACCGACGTTTCGCTGATGGAGTCCTTTAACAAGTCCATGCTCCTCGTAGGCGAGGGGATGGCCGATAAACTGCCGAAGCTCTTGGAGATCGCGCAGGCCTCCGCTGCGGCCACCGGTGAGGACGTTGGGTTCCTGCTGGATAGCCTGGTGACAGGCATCGGGCGCGGCTCGCCGATGATCCTGGACAACCTGGGGCTGACGATCAACCTGGCGGAGGCATACGAGGGCTATGCCAAGACACTCGGCATCGCCACAGATGAAATGACCAAAGCGCAGCAGCAGGAGGCGCTGCTAAATGCAGTCGTGGCCGCCGGTGATGGCTTCATCGAGCGCCTGGGGGATAACGCAGGCGGGACAGCGCAGACGATGGCGCAGTTCAAGACGACGATTGAGAACCTGAAGATGGGGTTGGCTACGGGACTGCTGCCGGCATTGGCGGCGATCATCACGCCGCTGGTGGCACTAGCGATGGAGCACTTGCCGAAGCTGATTCCGTTAGTGGAAAATTTCGGCAATGTTTTTGGGGCATTTATCAAAGTAGTGCTTAGTGGATCGGATCCTCTGAATTCATTCGGGTCTATGTTGTCTATGCTGGGAGTGCCGCCGGGGATTGTTTCAGGATATAGAGACATTGTAGCATGGTTCCGACAACTGATAGATGCAATTCAGGGATTTGTTGCAGGGTTCAAAGACGAGGGGATTTATATTGGAATAGAAAACTTTCTGGCGGCTTTCGATATTCAACCGCCGGAAGCTCTTTGGTATATTTCAGATACCGTAATCAATGTATTTGATGCAATCAAGTATTGGGGGGAAACTAATTGGCCAATCTTCCAAGAAGCCATAATCGGAGTGTTTACCACAATCAAGGGATGGGTGGAGACCAACTGGCCTATTTTCCGGGAGACTGTTGTTGGGGTTATAGAACAAATTAAAGGCTGGTTTGACGCCAATGGATCGACAATCTTTGCCGGAATCGTAACAGGCGTATCGGTTGTGATAGCCACGGTAATGAGCTTTGTGCAAGTGCTGTGGCCAGCGTTGCAATCTGCATTTGGCTCGATCCAATCTATAGTGCAAACCCTTGGCGAACATTTGGCGGCCCTAGGAATCGGATGGGATACCCTGGGGGGGATTGCGTTAGGCGTGGTGGTAGCTATTGGCGCCGCGTTTGTAGGCGCGGTGGCGATTGTTACGGGACTTGTGCAGGGAATTTCTAACGCATTAGCCTCTTTGGCCAGTTTCTTCGAGGCTCAATCTGTGCGAATTCAAACCGTTATAAATAACTTCAAGGTCTGGATAGATGCGCTGAAGGTTTTCTTTATGGCGGCTTTCGCTAATGATTTACCAGGGGCGCTCACAGCATTGGGAGATGTGTTCCAGGCTTTTGGTCCATTGGTAGGTAGCGTACTCGATGCCTTTGTTGCTGGCGTTGCCGGTGCTGTCGATCTGGTGTTATCGTTCCTCGGTGGGTTTATAGATGGCATTGCGGCATTCGTTGGATCATGGTCAGGCAATTTCGCAACAGCCGCGAGCGCCGTGTTGGGATTTGTGGACAAGGTGAAGTCTGCCATGAGTGGCGTCAGCGACGCAATCGGCGGTGTACTTGGCTGGGTTCAAAAGCTGATCGAGAAATTGGGAGGAATAGAACTTCCTAAATGGATGACGCCTGGTTCTCCTACACCGTGGGAGTTGGGTTTGCGCGGGGTAGCGGATGCACTGAATGAGGTAAACACTGCGCAGCTTTCGCAGTTGGGCGCGGGATTGGGCGGCATTCCGGCCCCGGCGCTGGCCGACGCGGGCGCAGGCGGCGGGGTGACGGTGAATCTAAATTTGAGCGGGGTCACAATCAACGATCAGCGGGATTTGGAGACGCTGTCGTGGCAGTTGTCGTCGATGATCGGGGCGCAGTTGCAAGCACGTAGGGTATAGCAGGATTAGGGGAGATTCCTCGGAGGACCTCGGAATGACGGATGGGGATGCTTCCGAGTTGCGTGATTAGCGGAAGGTATTTTTAAGGCAAATGAGGGCGTATGTATGAGTTCAGAATAGCGCGAATCGAGGCGTTAGGGTCGGGGGATGTAACGACGGTGGAGGACCTGACAGAGGTCAGCCCGTGGTTCGAGTTCCAGCCGGTGGCAGCGCCGGCGTCGTTGCAGTGGACGAAGGGCGCGCCGCACGGCGCGTGGCCGGTGCAGCGTGAGGTGGGAAACGTCGAGGAGTCGCTAACGGTGTGGACGGAGAAGCCGACGCAGGCGCTACGCATCCTCACCAGCGCGTTGGAGACGGCGACGCAGTGGGGCCTGGGCTTCCGGCGCGATATGCGCCTGGTGGCGCAGATCCGGCGCGCGTGCCAAAACCCACACTATTACGAGGCGCAGCTCTATGGCGGTAGCGCAGTCCCAGACGGCAACGCGCGGCGGATCAAGGTCACGTGGACGCGCGAGCCGTATTGGCGCGGGCCGGAGACGCTCGTGCCGGTGCGCACAGCGTTCAACGGGGCTTATAGCGATTACGTGACCATTTATAACCACGACGACGCGGAGCCCAATCACAATAATTTCCTCTTCGTACAGCCGCCGGAGGGCAATGTCCCGGCGCTGACCCGGATTCGGATTAACAACTCGTATCCAGGAACGACGCGCCTAAATCAGATACGGATAGGCTGGTACGACCGCCCAATCAACCTAACACTAGAAGGTGAGGACGCGGCCGGGGTGACAATTACATCGGAAAGCGGGCGCAGCAATGACGCCTATGGTGCGGCGCAGACCTTCGAGTGGGAAGTGGCATTCAATAGCGTGCGTGATTTCGTGGGCCCATTCCGTGCCCTGGCCAATGGGGGACTCACAGGGCAGCGTTGGCGCGTGGGGGTGGGGTACGAACTGACGAAACTCCAATACACCCGTTGGGTAGATGGGGAAAACGGTTGGACGGATTTGGGCATGGTGATGTTGCCGCCCGGCGGATACGTGCACCCGTTACGCTATCCGTTTAAGGTGTGGCTATTGGGCGAGGACAGCACGGCCAGTTTAGATTTCCTGCACTTCGTCCCGATGGGGCAATACAGGCGGATGCAGTTTAAGGGCTACAACGCCGTCTATGGGGCGTGCGTCGAGGATGATGACATCCGCGGCGAGACGGTGTATGATTTCGGCGGCGAGCGCTTGCCATTGCTCAATACATGGGGTGAGCGGATACGCCTGTGGCCGCAGCGATTGCTTCCGGCGACCTCGGCAGGGCAGATGCTGACGTTCAATCTGAATAGCGAGAATAATACGGCGACGCCAATGCGGACGGCGCAGGTGCAGATCTTCGCGGCAGCGCGGTGGAATGGGTTGCCGGAGGCGTAGGTTCTTCGGAGGGCCTCAGAATGACGATGCAGATATTTGTCACGACGACGATGACGGGGAGGGTAGAGGTGTCGGAGCGCGCGGGAAGCTGGCGCTTCAATGCGCTGCTGCCGGGCGGATGGTGGCAGGCGAGCGTGCAGTTGAGCGCCCCGGAGCGCGATTTGTGGCAATTGGTGGACGCCTGGCCAGGGGGAACGCTGGAGTTCTACGACCGGGGCGAAACGGTGTGGCGCGGCAGGTTGGCCGGCGCGGGGCTATCCTCGGAGGGGATCACGCTAAGCGCGGAGGGATTGGCGCGCGAGATGATGGACGCAGAACTGTGGCGCATCTTCAGCGATAGCGAATACGGGCGCTGGGAGCCACAGGATAAGGTCCCGGAGGGCTTTGCCGCCGATAACAATAACCGGGTGTACGTCGAAGCACGCGACGGGACATACGTAGACCTGGTCGAGTGCGTAGTCTCCTACCCGGAAGATACGACAGAGTTGGGTGACGACATCGTACAGGTCGAGGCGCGTGCAGCAATCGCAATCAACAGCGGCGCGTGGATTGCAGAGCTACGCGATAATGCCGGGAATGTTCTGTGGACATCGTCTGTGGGCACAGAAAAGACGCACACGCTCTTTCTGGACGGCGCGACGGGCGGCACGTTCAAATTAGGGGATGGCGATGCCATCGAAACCGCAGCATTGGATTACAACGATTCCGCCGGAGACATTCAGACTGCGTTACGGACGGCTTACAGCGATGCCACGATCACCGTTGCTGCTGATGCCGATTTTACGATCACTTTCCCCACCGGCGGGCCGGAGCTAACGATCACTGACAACAGCCTGACCTATGCGACAACCGGAACGCCTACATGCACGTTGATCGATGACACAGAAGCGATCGATGAGGCAGTCGCTAGCGCTGGTGGATTGGTGTGGGCGTTACGGAAAAACGGCGGCGGGGCAGGAGAGGCCAGCGCGCGCCTGACATATGTGGTCGTGCGGACGTTGGACCCGTGCACGTCGAGCGACATCGTGACGGAAATCCTCTCCGATGCTGGCATCACCGGCGAGGTCGAGAGCAGCGGATTGGACGTGGCGCGCGCGATCTACCAGGGGAACAGCGCCACGGCGATGCGCGTGCTCTCGGAGATGGCGGCGTTGGGTGACGGCGCAGAGGGCTGGGTGCTGGCAATCTACGACGTAAACGGCGACGACGGCGGCGCTGAGTTTCGGGCGTGGGAGGATACGGCGACCTGGTTGCTGGCCGCGAACGAGGCGCGCTTTAAATGGACGCTGGAGTGGAAATTGAGCGATATCTATAACGCGGTGCGTGGGGAACTGCCGGACGGGTATCGCACGAGCTGGTATACCGACGCAGACAGCATCGCCTACTTCGGCACGCGACGCGAAAAGACGCTGCGGCTGCCGATGACGACGCAGGCAGAGGCGGCGACGTGGGCGCAGTTGTACCTGGCGGATCACGCCTGGGCGCGCGCTGCATTGCGGCTCGATGCCGGCGAGCTATGCCGCAAGCCGGATGGCAGCCTATTCCCGGCGACGTTTATCCGGGCCGGGGACGTGATCACGTTGCGGGATATGATCCCGGACCGCGATGAGACGATCCGCGTGCAAGAGGCGAGCGTCAGCAACGGCACGGTGACAATTGTGCCGGTTGGTGTGGATGACCGGCTTGAAGTTCTCTTGGCAGCAAGGGAAATCTAACAGGGGAAGAATTATGAAGACGTTGGCGATTACGACAAGTGGATTCGCGGCGAACGCGCGGGCGATTGCCGGGGATACGGCAGATGTGCTGGCCGGCGGCGGCGTGCTGCTATGGCCAGAGGCGGCGCGGTATGATCTGGTGATGCTGTGGCTGCATCCACGCAGCGATGGCCTGGCGTGGGTGGATGATGCAGGGCGTGATATGCTGACGGCGCTCGATGTGGAACGTCTACCGCTCGCCGGAACAGTCGTATTTGTGGGGGCATGCTATGGCAGCGAGAACACGATGCTGATCGACGCGCTCTTCGCAGCCGGGGCGAAGGCGGTGATCAGCGGCCCGGGGGTAAACTTCGGCGGCAGCGAAGGGGCGCTAGCTGGGGCCGATGTGCTGGCGCAGATGGTGCGGAAACTGCTCGGTACGGGGTTGGCCATCGACGCAGCGTGGAAGATGGCACGGCTGGCCGTGCGTATCGCCGGGTGGTTTGGGATGCCGGGAACGGCTGATGCGCTCGAGTACACATTGGATACGCGCGAGGCTAAGCGAAAATCCGGCAAATGGCTGGCCGGGCTGATTATGCTGGTGATGTTTGCGCTGTCGATGATTTTCAGGAATGTCGATTTCCCGGATTTATTGACGACATTCAGCTCTATTCCTTCTCCTCCATCCGGTATCACAGAATGGGACAAGGTCGCGTATCGCGATAGCGACGCAATGGAGTGGTGGTCGGCGGCGATCCCCGTCACCAGCACGGATACAATCCGCGTGGTGGATACCATCACAGCCACGGGTGGGATCACGTTCACGTTAGTGGAGACGTGGGATACCGCGGCGATCACGTTGACCAGCGCGACGACGACGACCGGTGGAACGCTGTCAGAGGGGACTGGGGTGCTTACGTGGTCCGTGAGCAGCGCACTGACGACGCCCTACACGTTGGATAAGGTTTGGGACGTTGTTGCCGGGAGCTGGCTGACGACGACGATCACGGAGACGCTGCTGACCAGCGGCGGATCACGGACGGTTTTCGTACCGATAGAGCATGAGACGTGGTATCCCACGCCGATGCCGACATGGACGCCGTATTACACGCCGGCACCGTGGATCGGGACGGAGTTCCCCACGCCCACGCCATGTGTGGGGTTTGGGTGTGTGCCGATCGGGAGTCCGAAGGTCGCGTACACGGTTTTCTTGCCGCTGGTAATGCGGGAATATGGAACCCCATCGGTGTGGTGGCCGGAGATATTGCCGTAGAATCGCAAGGTAGTTAATTGTGCTTAACGGCGGTAAACGGGCGGATTTCAGGCGAAATCCGCCCGTTTTGCGTGAATTACTGACGCGAGAAACGGCAATTAAAGCCGCCAGTTGTCTACGGGATCGGCGGTTTTGTGGGCGGCAGCGCAGTCGGTAGCAGCGACATTGGCATAACGGCGCACCATTTCCAGGGATTCGTGTCCCAGGAGCCGTTGCAGGGTGAGGACGTCACCGCCATTACGTAGATAGTTGATGGCAAACGTATGCCGAAAGCGATGTGGGTGCGACTTCTCGACGCCGGCACGCTCTCCGATGCGGCTGATCAGGCGCGAGAGCACGTCGCGCGTGATGCCCCGTTCGTCGTCAGCAGGGCCAACGACGAAGAGCGGGTCGTGTGGGGCAGCCTCACTGATGCGCGGCGTGAGGTAGCGCCACAGCGCCTTAGCGGTACGCTTGCCGATGTAGACGGCGCGTTGCTTGGAATCGCGTCCCTTGCCCTTGCCGGCGATGTCGATCTTGTTGTTGCCGAGGTCGAGATCGCGCATACAGATACCGCATAGTTCGGAAGCGCGCATCCCGGTAGAGAGCAAGACGAGGATAATGGCGCGGTCGCGCTCCGCCGTGTGGCGCTGGCTACGGATGGCATCGCGCCCAGTCCAGGGATTGGTGACGTCGCAGGCCTTGAGCATCGCTGCGACCTGGTCCTGGGTGAAGGGTTCGATGGCGGGCTTTTCAAAGCGTGGCCGTGGGATGCGGCGGAATAGATGCACGCCGACGACATCCATATCGGTGGCCCAGGTGTAGAGGGACGACAGATCGGTGTGGATGTTGGCGACGGACTTGGGCGCGAGGTCGAATTCGTCAGGCACCCACGCCATGAAGCGTAGCCAGTCCTCCAACGTGATGGTATGGAATTCTGGATCAGCGTGGAAGTAAAGCCGCACCTTGTTCCAGGTCTTTTGATAGTTGGAGATGGTGTTCTCGCTGACGCCGCTGGCGCGCTTGTAAAGGATAAATGTTTCGTAAGCTTGTGATAGTTTCATAGCCGCGTGACCTCCTGTTTTTACGCTGTTACCGGTAATTCTTTGATTTGTTGCCGATAATGGGTGAAAGCGTTTTTTTATAGAGGAAACCACGCAGCCGCGGGGGTTG